CGAAGGGCCTACCTCGGAACAAGCGAAACCCTACATGTAGGGTGTACACTATTCCGTGTGTGCTAGATGCATGCCACTGCGAGGGTGGGGATAAATCCCCTAGTCCTCGCCTTCGCGTGACACGCTTAGCGGTTGTATGAGCTTTTGATCCTAGTGACCTTGCCAATTGGATTATTGGTTTGGAACCACATGGTCAATGCTTGACTTTAGCAGGTTAATCCCTGCACTGGCTGTGCAGTCGTGACCACTTTCCCCAAGGGGTGTGATCGGCTGTGCTCTCCGGTTGTTAAGTAGCCTTCCCATAAGGGGTTGGCATGCTTGCGCTCTCTCAGGTTAAAGTCCTGGGGCCGCTGGGCGTGTTACTATCTACCGTAGGAGCTCAGCTATGTCTGTACGACGACGAAGTTCGTCGGCCTACGCCTATGGCAAGCCCCATAATTATGTGGGGATCTATGCCGGCAATGGGTCGGTGGTCGCAGATAAGACCATCGTACATAACATTGTTGTCAGTCAAATGACTGACAGCACGGGACATCCGTACCGCGAACTAAACGGTACGAATGGGAACATAGGCGGGAACTTCTACTCTGTTAATCAAGAGTATGAAGGCGTGGCATCACCTGAAAGGGTGTACCGCGCAGGCTGGGTAGGGAGTAACTATTCCTACGACGGCACTTTCCTCGCTTACTCGGGGTCAGCTGCGTTTCCGGGGTCGAATGGGTCTTCACAGCTTACGCTGTGGGGACTCGGTTCGACTGCCGTTGCGCGCTGTACTCCGACTTCTCCAGTTGCTGGTGTGTCTACATTCGTCGGAGAACTTCACGAGGGTTTACCCCACGTGATTGGTTCTTCAGCTCTTCGCGAACGAGTTATGCGTGCTCGAAAGGGCCGCACTCGTAGCTCATCTTCCAAGGTGGGTGACGAGTACTTGAACGCGGAGTTCGGCTGGAAGCCGCTCCTGTCAGATGTGACGAAGTTCGCCACGGCTGTGAAGAAATCTCACAAGGTTTTGACACAGTACGAGCGTGATTCCGGACGAAGAGTCCGGCGCCGGTACTACTTTCCGAGCATTTCGAGTAGCGAAGTTCAGGATCTTGGGTTGGGACAAACTGTCCCAGCCCTTGACACCCGGTTCTATAGCAACTCGGTGTATCGGTTCCCTCTAACCCGTACTGTGACCACCCAGATTGATCGGTGGTTCAGCGGGGCGTTCACTTACTACCTGAACATGGGCGATTCTGCTCGTGACAGGTTGGAAAGACACGCTCAGGAAGCAAATAAGCTCCTGGGGACTCGGCTAACGCCGGAAGTCCTGTGGGAACTGGCTCCATGGAGCTGGGCCGCCGATTGGGTGAGCAATGTGGGAGATATTGCCCACAATGTTTCAGCTTTCTCCAACGACGGTCTTGTGATGCAGTATGGGTATGTCATGGAAAGAGCTTCCATTGCCCACACCTACGAGTTGAAAGGGGTCCGGATGGTCGACAGACCGTCTGATGTCCTCAATCTCTCGCAGACCTTCCGCACAGTAACAAAACAGCGGCAGGCAGCATCGCCTTACGGTTTTGGCATTAACGAGTCGTCCTTCACAGGGCGACAAGTTGCCATTGTGGCCGCCCTCGGGTTAGCCCGGAGACGGTGAATCTCGTGCTCTGCGGGGTTCAAACCATGTTGTCAGTCAACCAGACTGGCATCTACAACAAATAGGAGTAGTGCCCATGGCTCTCATCGATCCGCAGTCTGTAACCATCAATGCTGTCGCCGTTTCGCTTCCGCGAACCGGTTCCGGCATCGACACGGGGACCTTCACGTCTAACGACGGGTTGGTCAAGCTTTCCGTGTCGCACCAGTACGGCAAGCGTAACCGCCGGCTGGTGAGGATGGACCACAGCAAGATCGCGCCGGACCCCTTGACCGCTGCCAACACGTCGTTCTCGATGTCGGTGCAGACGGTCTTCGACACTCCGTCGAGGGGGTACACGGTTACGGAGGCTAAGCAGGTTGTGGACGGCTATATTGCCGCCCTGACTGCCAACTCCGGTGCTCTCGTCACCAAGATTCTCGGTGGTGAAAGCTAAACCGTGCCAGTGCCGTAAAAAGCACTGCAAGTGCAGGTGTCACAGAGGGCCCCAAAGCTGTAGGCCAGGTGGTTGTTACCACCCGACCAAAGGCCAAGGTTCCTTTGTTTATCACCTACCACGGAGCATCCAGCTTCGTGGGATCGTGGAGGTGTTGAAGAAGGTTTCGATCTTTTTCACATCTACTTTGATCGGTGTACTCGTTGTAGCCACGGGCCAGGATCGCCAACCACCCATTGAAAGGTGGCGTGATGAAAAGCCTTATGCTACTCTGGATTCAACTCCTGAACGATTGTGGGAGTTGGTGCCGCACGAGTACCGCTCGCGACCAGAAAACGGCCGCGAGTCGATTTGAACACGAGGGGCTTCCGTTCTTTACGTTGGCCCTACCTGCTTATGCCAGTGACTTTGAACAAGCACTGGACACTGGGCAGGTGACTCCGTTCCTCTTCTCGACTTTTAAGAAGAGGGGAGCTCTCCCGATTTTCTTGGGTGAGTTTATGGATCTTGTGTTCGATCGTACTAGTGGAACGCTTGTTGACGAGCCGGACCATCAGGCGATTGCCTGTATCCGACAGTTAACCCTGTTTCTAGGAAAGGTCGAACTCCCGTGCAGTGATGCGCGGGTGCAAAGATCAATCCAAGGGTTCGTCGACTGTGAGAAGGAATTGAAGGACTCGCCAATATCTCCCGGGCTCCTCACGGAGTTCGGAAGTATGGCTCGTCTTGCTTTCGCCCAGCTCCTCACGGAGTTGGACGACCGGGTCTATAACAACGACCTGGTTCCGAAGCACGGTCCTGGTAAAACCGCTGACAGACTTCTGGGAAACCGGAAGTTTGACAGTATGGCGTGGACCTGGCGGTTGGAGCGCGTGTTCCCTTTTGTGGACTACGCACTTCCGAACCATCGGTACCATGAACTCCAGGATACCGTTCGATTTCTCGAACCCGGTGAAGAGTTGCCCGTGAGGGTGACTCTTGTGCCTAAAACGCTGAAGGCTCCACGCGTCATTGCGATTGAACCTGCCTGCATGCAGTATGTGCAACAGGCGATAGCAGTGCCGCTGGTGAAGGCCCTTGAGGCGAAATGCCTTGAGGACAGGAGTAATAACCCTGTCTTCGGCCTTATTGGGTTTACGGATCAGACGCCTAACCAGCGTTTGGCTCGTGAAGGTTCACTAACCGGTGAGCTGGCGACGCTAGATTTGAGCGAAGCCTCCGATAGAGTCTCCAATCAGTTGGTCGAAGAGATGTTGCGGAACCACCCATGGCTTGCTATGGGTGTTGACGCTTGCAGATCTAGATCCGCTGAACTTCCGGATGGCTTAGGAATTATCGAGCTATCCAAGTTCGCGTCTATGGGTTCGGCCCTCTGTTTCCCTATAGAGGCGATGGTGTTTCTCGCCATTGTCTTGCTTGGGATTCAGGATGGGTCAAGCGAACCGCTGACCCGGAGTGATATTAGCAAACTCCGGGGTAAGGTGCGCGTCTACGGGGATGACATTATTGTCCCCGTAGACTATGTGCATCACGTGATTGCTCGACTCGAAGCCTTTGGGCTGAGAGTCAATGAGCGCAAGTCTTTCTGGACCGGAAGGTTCAGAGAGTCTTGTGGGGGCGACTTTTACGCTGGCACGGATGTAACACCTATCCGTGTTCGCCGCGAGTTGCCCTTGTCACGTGCTGATGTTCCGGAGGTTGTGAGTGCTGTGTCTCTGAGGAACCTGGCTTATTACCAGGGTTTCTGGGGACTTGCTGCTCACTTAGACAGGATCTTGGAAGGCATGCTTCGGCACTTTCCTCGAGTTTCTCCTGAATCTCCAGTGCTTGGAAGGGCGAGCTTTCTGGGTGAAGATATCCAGTGGGCTTGCCCCCACCTGCACCGCCCCATGGTTAAGGGGTGGATAAAGCGGGACGTGGTTCCTGAGAGTTTCTTAGGTGACCACGGTGCACTACTCAAGTGTCTGCTTAAGCAGGGCGATGAGCCTTTTGCGGATGAGCGGCACTTGGAACGTCAGGGACGTCCCGAGACCGTCGGCATCAAGCTCGGGTGGGCGTACTCAGGTAACTGAGTACCACACAGGATATCCTGTGTAGGGAGAG